ATAGACTTACACGGCAGAGGCGCAAAACATGCTTAAGCAAAAGAAACTATTTAAACAATTGCGCAAACAAGGCGCGACAATAAAACAGACCAAAAAGGGGCACTATATGGTAGTAATGCATACCAAAACCTACACTCTAAGCAATAGGCCAGAATATCCTAATAGCATTATAAAACACTTATATTCTATTATTGCTTGATAACTACATACAAAACCAATGGGCTGCAAGTTGCGGCCTGTTGGTGCTTGTATTTTGAAAAGGTCTTAGTAATGATAAGGAAAAGTAGAACAAAAAAAGAACAGAGCCCTACTATCACACTAACTGATGGCACATTTTATGAGGTGTTGTATTATTGTAACAGTCTAAAAAAGTTTTTCCTTACCCCTTGACAACTTATGAAAAAACACTATATAAGGTTTATGCATACTATACGAATGTATATTAATAACTACATTTACTTCTTTATCCACTATATGAAATGTTTGAATTAGAATAGTTAAAACAATAGTTGACTTATGGGTAATTCTGTTCTAGTATCATATCAGACAAATGGAAAGGACTAGCAAATGTCAATGATAAGATCAATGTATGCACTAATAGTAATAGCTGCATTACTAGGTGATATATACATCGCTGAACTAGCTATGAACTACGACGGCGGTCTATTTCACTTTGGTTTGATGTTCACGTTGCCTATCATTATTGTTGTGGCATGGTACTTTATGGTGAAAGATTATGAATAAGTACTTGACACCTCACGGGATGATTACTCAAGTTATTTATCCAAATCGACCCAGCCTGTTTACCTATCTCATTAGGTGGATTGGCAAAGGAGATAAAGAAGGTGATCTCACTGTTGAATATGTGAGAGCGTATACAGCTAAAGAGGCTATGGCTATTGCTAGCTGTGAATATGGTGTAGCTGAAAAGGAGATTATAGAAGTTAGAATAGAAGTCATCAATAATGCTTTATGGGGTTGACATCTAACACGACAGTGCTTATGTTAGAAACATTCAACAAACTTCAGGAGAAGAAAGATGCCTAGATATATAACTCGTAAAGTCACAAAGTTCTCTTTTGTCATGCCTGTGTATGACTATGATATAACACTTCACGAGGACGGGGCACATGATGTTATGATACCCTGCGAAGATAGGCACATGGTTGGATACAATGTGTATGGTTGGCAATGTATAAGCCAACGCTGGAATATAATTGACATTGCAAGTTATTATGAAGAGGCTAAAGAGATAGCTGATGAGTATGATAAGAAGATGGTCAAGAAGTTGGGTGTGTATTGTGACGATATGGGTGATAAAAAGAGTTATGGTTAGTGCTGGGAAATTATGGAACAGATGAAGGAAATTGTTATGGAATATGTAGTAGAAGTTCAAGCTGATAACACCGGCACATGGGCTGGAAATGGCAAGAAGTTTGCCACCGAAGACGAGGCGAAGGATTATGCTCTTGATCTATATCGTAGGTGGACATCAGTTAAAGAGTGGAGAGTAGTCTTACTTGAAAATTCTGGTTGACATTCACCAACAGATGAGCTATATTAAAAGGAGATCAAAATGGGTAGAGTTAAAAACTTGTTAGTAGTGCTGTTATTTGTTACTACAGGAGCATGTGTTAGTTCAACACCAGCATCTAGTGGCTCATACATAAATCTGAATGAAGTTTTAGAGGAGAGCAAGATGAGCAGAGTTAAAGATTGGTTGATGGACATGGAGGAAGATGCTTCATGGATGTCACTCAATGAGTGGCTTGACAAACATGGTAGGTCTAATCAAGAGGTCTACGAGACTATTAACGGTGAGCAACAAGATATATTTGATTATGCTTTGGAATATGAAGAGGATTAGACGATGCCAATGGTAGACAACTTGCCTTTGCATAAGGTAAGTAAAATTGTTATTAGAAAAGCTAATCACGGGGTCACCACAACTTACAATGGTGTAGAATTTAGAGAGATTGTTTTCTATGACACCAACGGCGAAACGTTCGAGGTAACAGCATACGGTGTTGAAAAAGATAGCATAATCGTGGAGGTAGAATAATGAATACCACAGTATATCTGGACTGCAAAGATTGTGTCGAAGGTACTATCATGTGGGGAGAAAGCACTAGTAGTGTGTGTCACGTCTGCTATGGCACTGGTCAGGTCGAGTATGATGAGGTGTACGATTGCATCGAAGATGCGATGATTGACTACCCTGATGCTGTTGAAATACTCTTTTATAATGAGGAAGATTATGCAGGAAAAGAGGAATAAAAAATTGTGGAAGTGGGTTAATAACCCTGTTAAAAAAGACCTACATTCTGGCAAGTATAATCAAAAGATTAAACCTGTTAAAAAAGATATAGGGCCTACAGTGGAGGAGGGGATGGAAGATTATTATACGGAGGAAGATGGATGCAAGAAGTAAAGGTAACAAAAGGTATGATGGAAGATGCTTCCGCCAGAGCTAAAGAGATGGGAGTTTTAAAAAACTCTATCAGCAAAGGTAAGGGCAATGTTGCTGGTATGTTAGGTGAAGAGATCGTGTTAAAAGTTTTAGGTGGAGAGTTAAAGAGTAGTTATGAATATGATATAATTCTGCCTGATGGTAGTACCACTGATGTTAAAACTAAAACGACCTCTGTACCTCCACTACCAGAGTATTCTTGTTCTGTGTCAGCTTATAACATACACCAGAAGTGTGACAGTTACACTTTTGTTCGTATAAAAAAGGACTTGACAGTCGGCTGGTATTTAGGTATGATAAGCAAGCTGGACTTTTTCAATGCGGCAAAGTTTGTTGAAAAAGGTTCTTATGAAGGCAGCAATAATTATAGGGCTAGAGCATCATGTTACAACTGTCCAATAAGTCTACTACAATAGATATTGAGACTGATGGTCTTGATGCTACTAAGATTTGGGTTGTTGTTTGTCAAGATACTACTACTAAAAAAGTTAGAATATTTCAGGACAAAGTAAATTTAAGGAGGTATTTAGACACTTACAATACTATTATTGGACATAACGTACTATCATTTGATATCCCTATACTAAATAAGTTATGGAATATGGATATTAGTAGAGAAAGAATAGTGGATACCCTTATACTCTCGCAACTATTTAGTCCTAATAGAGAAAAAGGCCATTCACTAGCAGCGTGGGGTCACAGACTTGGCATGGAAAAAGGCGAGTTTAGTGACTTCACCTGCCTCTCTAAAGAGATGGTAAACTACTGTGTTCAAGATACAGAGATAACAACAAAACTATATAAGTATCTAATGAATGAAGAAAAGAAAGATTTTTCAGATACTAGAATCGAATTAGAACATAAGATCAGGTTTATTATCAATGAACAACAAGAGCATGGGTTCTACTTAAATGTACAAAAAGCGCATATGCTTATGACTGAAACGAACAGTAAAGCAAAAGAAATAGAAGCTGAAGTTCTATTTAATATTAAAGATAGAGCAAAGTTTATCAAGCAAGTAGTACCTAAAATAAAATTGAATGGAGAAATGTCTAGCGTAGGTCTTAAACAAATACCAAACTATGAAACTGTTGTAGGAGGTGAGTTTAGTATAGTTGAATTTCAACCATTCAATCTTGCTTCACCACAACAGATTGTCGAGAGAATGGAAGAGTACGGATGGAAGCCTGTTGAGTTTACACCTAAAGGTAATCCTAAAGTCAGTGAGCGTAATCTGGAAACTGTCTCTGCTACTGCGCCGAAAGCACTACAGCAATTATCTGAATGGAAGATGCTGGAGACACGCTGGAAAACAGTTGAAGCATGGTTAGATGCTGTTGATCATGATAATCGTGTACATGGCAAGGTACGCACAATGGGGGCTATAACAGGGCGTATGACACATTCTGATCCTAACATGGCTAATGTTGTAGCGTCTTACAAACCATATGGTAAGGAGAGTAGAGGCTGTTGGACAGTAGAAGATACAAATAATTATTCTCTAGTTGGTGTAGATGCTAAAGGGTTAGAGTTGAGGATGCTTGCTCACTATATGGATGATGCGGAGTTTACTGAAGCTGTTGTTAATGGCGATCCGCATACGCTCAATCAGAAGGCAGCGGGATTACCTACTAGAGAATCTGCTAAGACCTTTATCTATGCGCTGTGTTATGGTGCTGGGTCACAAAAGATAGGCAGCATCATTAACGGAAGCTCAAGAGATGGGGAAAGATTGAAACAAAAGTTTTTCAAGAACATGCCTAAGTTAAGTGCTTTGATTAAGAAGGTACAACAGTATGCCCAACGTGGGTACATCAGAGGCATTGATGGAAGGCGCTTGTTGGTTCGTTCCCCTCATGCTAGTCTTAACACCTTACTACAAGGTGCAGGGGCAATATGCTGCAAGCAATGGAGCATTCTGCTTTATGAAGAGATAGAGAAGCTAGGGTTGGATGCTCATCTCGTTAATACCATTCACGATGAGCAACAATATGAATGTCATAAAAAAGATGTTGACAAACTCTGCGAAATAGCAGATACTACAATGCAAGAAGTTGGGATTGGGTTCAATATGAATATCCTTCTCAATGCTGATGCGAAAGTAGGCACAACATGGGCTGAAACGCATTAGAAAAAAAGTTAAATTAGGGGTTGACTTTTAGTAGAAGAGCGAGTATAGTGTGTAGAGTAACGAGTTTAATAAAACAAAGGAGATAACAAATGGCTAGAGAAACTATGATGTTTCAGGGTAAAGCGTACTGGGCTAAGTTGAGTACACTAGATAAGATGTCTGAAAAGTATCAGATGGATGTTTGTAATCTGTCAGACGATACTATCGCTAACTTAAAGAAGCATGGCGTCCTTATTAAGAATAGGGATGATGAAAGAGGAGAGTTTATCACTGCAAGGTCTAAGTTTGATGTTCCTGTCATAAACAGTGACAAGGAGGGGATGAACGGAACCTTGATTGGTAATGGTTCTGATGTTAAAGTTAAGGTTGGCTTTAACAAAGATCATCAAATGGTATCACAGTATGGTACTAGCATGTATCTAAACAAGGTTATGGTTACCAACCTTGTAGTCTACGAAGCAGATTCTGATTTTTAATACAGAAGGAGATGAAGTACCTCTTTAACAGAAGGGAATAATGAACGGCTGGGCTTAGTCTGTGAGAATCATAAGATACAATGTCACGGGACTGAGGAGTATGGTGGGCGAGGGTAGCAATGCTAAGTGGGCAGCTATACAACTAATTTTAGGAGATAGAAATGCAAATTGAAAATTTAGTTGATGACATCTACACTGTTCTAGAAAACGATCATAAGATATCTGAGGATAATCTTAACTCTTTTCTAGACGGTGTTAAGTCTATCATAACTACGCATGTAGAAGAGGCTAGGAGAAGTAGTAGAACTACTTTAAGAATGTCTTCCATCGGTAAGAAAGACAGACGCCTTTGGTTTGAATTAAAATATCCCAGAGAGCAAGCCCTTCCATCAGGTCCAACCCTTATGAAGTTCCTTTACGGGTCTTTGATAGAGGAGGTTCTTATCCTTCTAGCAAAGGAAGCAGGACATGATGTAACCGATATGCAAAAGAAGGTGACCATCTCTGGTGTTGATGGACATATGGATTGCAAAATTGATAGTGAAATTGTTGATGTTAAAACAGCTAGTGATTTTTCCTTCAAGAAATTTAAAGATGGTACTCTTTTCAGGAAGGATAGTTTTGGATACTTAGGTCAGTTGAGTGGCTATATGGAAGCGGAAGGTGCGGAAAGGGCACATTTCCTCGTTATGAATAAGGTTACAGGTGAACTTCTGCTCTTCACAGTGGATGATATGGACACTATAAACGTCGAGAAGAGAGTAGAACATCTTAGAAATATTGTTGCTTCAGATGAACGTCCACCTTTATGCTACGATCCTATTCCAGAGGGAAAGTCTGGCAATATGAAATTGTCTACAGATTGTGTGTACTGTGCATATAAATTTGATTGCTTTCCTGATGTTCGTGTGTTTAAATACAGTAACAAGCCAGTGTATCTTACAACAGTTTTAAAAGAACCTTCCGTTGAAGAGATTACACATGAATTTAAGGATAAGTAAATGAATGAAGAAGAATTTGATGAGCTTATGGAAACAGTGGATGAGTTAATGACTAGGATGAACGATCTTACTGTTGCTATTGAAAAACTTACTGCTGTTGTAGACTTTATGCCTAACAGAGGTTTTGGAGAATATAATGACATCTGATTACTCTTTAACAAAAAGCAAAGTTATTCGTCGTGAAGAATGTCCTGAATGCGGCAGTAGAGACAATGTTGCAGTGTATGGTGATGGTAGTAAGTTCTGTTATGGTGCTACTTGTACCTACCGTATTAATTCTAACAGTGGGAATGTTATTGAAATGGAAAAACCAGTCTCTCCTATTAAAACAACAGGGGTTTTAAAAGCGATAGAAGATAGAAAAATTTCCTTTGACACCTGCAAACAGTACGGTGTTACTGTCGCTGATAATCCTTCTCGACATATTTACCCTTACTACAACGAACAAGGAATGCTTACTGCAAATAAGGTTAGAAACGTTTCCACCAAGTCCTTTCATTCTGAAGGAAACATTAAAGGTAGTTTGTTGTTTGGACAGAATATGTTTGGGAATGGTGGAAAGTATATCACTATTTGTGAAGGTGAGCTTGATGCTATGTCTGCTTATGAAATGATGGGCGGTAAAAATCAGAAGTGGCCTGTTGTTTCTATTAAGAATGGTGCAGCATCTGCTAAAAGAGACATTACCAACAAGCACATCTACGACTTTCTAATGTCTTTTGATAATATCATTATTTGTTTTGACAATGATGATGCGGGTAAAGCTGCTGCTTCTAGATTAGCAGAAACTCTTGCTCCTAAAGCAAAGATAATGCCACTACAATTTAAGGATGCTAACGAGTATCTATGTTTAGGAAAGAAGACAGAGTTTGTTCGAGATTGGTGGAATGCTAAACAATACACTCCAGATAACATTATCTCTGGTGATGAATTGTGGGACGTTGTAAACGAGAAAGCTATCGAATCAGAAGTACACTATCCTTTTGAAGGGTTAGAAAAGCTTACCCATGGAATTAGAATGGGTGAACTTATAACCGTAACGGCTGGTTCTGGATTGGGTAAGAGCCAATTTGTTAGAGAGCTTGTGTATCACTCTTTGAAGAACACTCAACAGAATGTAGGGTTGATGTTTCTGGAGGAGAGTGTAAAGAGAAGTGGTTTAGGTATCATGTCTCTAGCAGCTAATAAGCCCTTGCATATTAGTGAAGTGTTTAATAATACAACTGTAGAAGAAAGAAAAAGTGCCTTTGATGAGACATTAGGGACAGGTAGAGTATTCTTCTACGATCACTTTGGGTCTAACTCAATTGATTCTATTCTCCATTGTGTAAGGTTCTTTGCTAACGCGCTTAACTGTAAGTTTGTCGTACTAGATCATGTTAGTATTGTCATTTCAGATCAACAGCAAGGTGATGAAAGAAAAGCTATTGATGAGATTATGACTAAGTTAAGGATGCTCGTGCAAGAATTGGATATATCTTTGATACTAGTATCTCATTTGAAAAGACCCCCATCTGCTGGGCATGAGGAAGGAGCAGCAACATCTCTATCTCAATTGAGAGGCTCTAGCAGCATAGGTCAACTATCCGACATCGTGTTAGGCTTAGAAAGAAATGGTCAACACGAGGATGAAATAGAAAGACATACAACTATAGTAAGGGTAATTAAGAATAGGTTTAGTGGTTTAACCGGCCCTGCTTGTAGGCTCTTGTACTCTGTTGAAACTGGTAGAATGACAGAGAGAGAAGAGTATGAGGAGATAGAATGATTATATTTCAGTCAATTATAAAAGAGTTAGATGTTAGAACTAACAGTAGGGTACGCTACGTTCTTACTGGTAATGATAAAGAACAGGGACATCCTTTAACTGGAGAGAATGTTATTTTCATAAGAATGAAGAAAGCCGCTGGTTCTTCTGAAGCATCCTTTTGGCTCGATGATACATTTGAATCTAACATTATGAAGTTTGATGTAGATGTGAAAGCTACAAAAACTTTATCACAAAGGGGAGCTACTATCATTTATTCTCCAGCTTTGTTAGGAGAAGACCTTAGTAAGATGAAAACTTTTTGTCCTAAAACTGCGGAGTATATGGATCAGAAGTTAGGGGAGTTACTAAAAGCAACATGACAACTACCAAAGCAAGAAAAGCGAAAGGACGTGCCTTACAAAATTTAGTAGTATCTAAACTGCTAGATCGTGCACCGGAGCTAGAACCTGATGATATCAAAGGGGCTATTATGGGAGAGCAAGGGATGGATGTAAAGCTATCTCCTGCTGCTTATAAGGAGTACCCACTAAAGATTGAATGTAAGAACCAAGAGAAATTTAAGGGTATATACGATATATACTCTCAAGCAGAGGAACATAAAGGAAAAGGCGAGCCTATCATTGTTCTAAAAATGAACAGAAAAAACCCGTTAGTGATGATGGATTTAGATTTTTTCCTTGACTTTTATAAAAGGAGATGCTAACATGGTAGACACTTGGAATGACACTTTTGATGAGGAGGAACTTGAATGTCTACAAGAAGGTAGACAGTATATCATTTTTAAACCTAACCCAGAAGATGAAGCTACATTCTCTGTTAAAATAATTGACACAACCCAAAAGGAAGAAAAGCTTAGTGATACATTGGAGGAATCTCCTTCGAATATTTCGGTTTTGATTGTTAAAGGAATAATGCATATGCTGGATAATGAACTAGAGTATTTGGTAGATAGTGGTTCACAGGTTATAAAAGAAGAGTACTTATCTTTTAAAAAAGAAATGTTCAAAAATTCAAATAATGTTCTTGTGTTTGATCCTAATAAAGTAAAACATTAAAGGAGATTTACAAATGAATGCTGATGAATGGGAACAAATTACTAGCCCTGATCATTACAATAGTAACACAATGGAAACTATTGATTTGATAAGGGACAGTATGGAATCGGAAGAGTACAGAGGATACTTGAAAGGAAATATTTTTAAGTACGTTAGTAGATATCGTTACAAAGAGAAAGAGAATCCTCTTAAAGATTTGTTGAAGGCACAGTGGTATCTGTGTAAACTAATAGAGGATATGAAGAATGATGGGTAAGAGTGAAACCTTACAGGATAAGTTAAATATGTTTCATCATGCTTTCAACCATCCTACAGGGCTTAAATATCCTTTGCCTTCTGCAATAGTGAATAGTGAAAAGGCTTTGCGAAGAACGCTCATACAGGAAGAATACAAGGAGTTGATGTATGCTATCAGCAATGAAGATGATGATGAAGTTCTTAAAGAACTTTGTGATCTGGTTTATGTCTGCGTTGGCTTTGCTGTTACTTACGGTTGGTCTTTTGATACTGCATTCAATAGAGTACATGAGTCAAACATGTCTAAACTGGATGAAGAAGGCAATCCACTCTATAGAGAAGATGGTAAAGTGGCTAAGTCTAACTGCTATGAACCACCGAAACTTTCGGACTTAGTGGGATGACGCAGCCTATTATTTTAGCGTTCCTGTTATTATGGTTCGTTTCTGTAATGTGGGTTACATGTGATGTTATTTTTTAAAGGAGCTTAGGTATGCAGACTATGAATGTTAGTTTAGAATGTGATGTTATGTTTAACGAGGAAGGAGAACTGGAGGTGTACCTCTATATGGGAGAATATGATCATAATGTATTCAAATTCAACTTGAATGATATTATAGGATCGAATGTAGATATGTATGCCGTTCCTTCTGATCCTCCATATATTCGTCATGATGATGTGGAAGCACGATATTCTATTTATAATATATCTAACGCATTAAAATCCGGTGCGAAATATGTAGATGAGCTACAAAACAAATACCTTGACAACGAGCCTGATAATAAGGATACTGTTGAATGATTATAGAGGATAATGTGGTACAAAAGTTACTCAACTATCTTACTCGACAACCGTACAGGGAGGTACAAGAATTGATATCCACTATCATAAATGAGGCAAATAAGCCAGAGAATACATGGAGTAAAGAACCGGAGCTACCTCTTGGAAATCATCGTGGAGAGGAATCATCGTGAGTATACCTACAGACTATCAATCCTTCATTCATCAGTCACGATATAGCCGTTGGCTTCAGGAAGAAGGACGTAGGGAGATGTGGGAGGAAACGGTTACAAGACTGTTGGATTTCTACAAGACCTTCCTTAAAACCAACCATGACTATGATATGCCAAAGGAAACGTACACTGATCTGTATGTAGCTATCGTAACCATGCAGGTAATGCCTTCTATGAGGGCTATGATGACGGCTGGACCGGCACTAGAACGTAACCACATCGCTGCATACAACTGTAGCTACCTGCCTGTAGATAGCCCTCGTTCCTTCGATGAGTGCCTATACATCCTTATGCATGGAACAGGCGTAGGGTTCAGCGTGGAGAGGCAGTTCATTAACCAACTTCCCACTATCCCCGATCAATTTGAACTTAGTGAAACTTGTATCGTTGTACAGGATAGCAAAGAGGGATGGTTCAGAGGATTCAAAGAACTGATTAATCTGTTGTATGCTGGTCAGCTACCTAAATGGGATATGACTAGAATTAGACCTCAAGGGGCAAAGTTGAAGACCTTTGGTGGCAGAGCAAGTGGTCCTGAACCTTTGAATGAACTGTTCAAGTTTACTGGGAATATGTTTAAGAATGCTCAAGGTCGTAAGCTTAACAGTTTAGAGTGTCACGATCTAATGTGTAAGATTGCTGATGTTGTGGTTGTAGGTGGAGTGCGTAGGTCTGCATTGATTAGTCTATCTAACCTTAGTGATGATCGAATGCGTCATGCTAAGTCCGGTGATTGGTGGAACACAGAACCACAACGCTCCTTCGCTAACAACTCTGTATGCTATACAGGTGGATTGGACACTGGTTCCTTCCTACGAGAGTGGAGTGCCCTGTATGACAGCAAATCAGGCGAGAGGGGTATCTTCAACCGTCAGGCTGCACAGAAACAGGCGGCTAAGTATGGACGTAGAGAAGCAGATATAGACTACGGTACTAACCCATGTAGTGAGATCATCCTTCGACCTAAACAGTTCTGTAATCTAAGTGAGGTTGTTGTGAGGGCTGATGATACAGCAGAATCCTTACAAAGAAAGATCGAACTTGCAACCATTCTTGGCACGATCCAATCTTGCTTCACTGAT